CGCCTCTTTGCCGACGCGCGTGGAGTCGAAGAACGTCACCGGGAGCGTGCGGTTGCGATGCTGGAGGAGCTGTGTGCGTCCGCGTGAGCGTTCGTCTACGATGTTCCGCGTGATGTCGCAGTCGGACGGCGGGAACGCACAGTCCGAGACGTAACGCAGCGTGAGCACTTTGATTGGATTCGAGAGCAGTCCGCCGAGCTTGCCGTTCGCGTCGGTCGTCTGGAATGGCGAGTCCCGATGTTCTTCTGGCGCGTCGTCGCCGTCCCACCATGTGAACGTGCGGAAGGCGTCTGGATGCGCGTCTGGATCTTCGATGATGGTCCGATACCAGACGACGGTGCCCCACTTGCGCGGCACGCCGCCGCGTTCTTTCGTCTTCGGGTCACTCAGGAGTCGATCGTCGTCTTTCGACCGTGACGTGGCGCCCGGTGTGCCGGCCGGCACGTTCTTGTAGCGCCGATAGCCGAGCCACAGCGCGCGGTCGAAATCAGAACCGGTGAAATCGGGATCGATGAGAAACAGACCAGGCGCGACGCGATGCGCGAAGTATTGCTCCCAGATGGGAACCTGCGTCGGCGGTCCCATCGGTTGCATCGTCATCGGATCGACTTGCGCCGGCACGGTGCGCGTTTTCGTTTCGTAGCCGAGACAGATGACACCGAAGCCCACGGGACAGAGAATGTCGAACAGGATCTCGTCCATCGTGGACTTGATGTTGATCTTGCTCGGGCCGAGATACTGATTGAGCACCGCTTGTGAGAGTGGAGCGGTCTTTTCACTCTCAGGCGTGAGGCCGTTCAACTGGACTTCCGGCACTTGGTAGAACAACTGCGGGCGCTTGGCTTCCACCTTCGTGAAGTCCACCGGCACAGCCACGACATCGGCGCGCGGTCGAGACTTCAGCGGTTTGTTGCGATACTTGCGGACGTTCTTCTTGCCCTGCTCGATGATGTCCTGCGTCGCATCCTTCGACCCTTGAATGCGCGCAAGCCATGCGGACTTGTTGAACGGCAATTCGGCCGACGCGGGCGCCGCGGCATCAAGTGCGGGCGGGTCAGTCGGCGGATACATCGGCGCCTAAAGATAGCACGGGTCAGCGGGAATAGAGGCTCGAGCCGACGAACTCTCGACTCGGCGCCTTGCCGACGTGCCGAAGCTCGTAGCCCCACGTCCCTGGTCCCGGAACTTCAGCCGGATCACGTTGCCACGGCTGCGGCCGACTCATGACGTAGTAGCGCAGCGCCTTGACGGGATTCGCGTCGGGCGTGTCTTGGATGTCATCGGGATTCTTTTCGTCCGCGATGATCGTCGGCAGCGTGCGAAGCAGATGCACGCACGCGCGATCAATCTGCATCGCCGGCACACCGTCGCGCAACTGAAACCACGAGCGCAGTCTCGACCAGCCGTTGATCGCGTCATCATCGCCGGGACGCAGCATCACGCCGTGCTGCGCGAACGTCTGCGAGATCGTTTCTCCGCGATGCTTCTCTTTGGGAAAGAGATCGGGTTGCGCGAGCACGGACGTCAACGGGATGTTGAGTTCACGCGCTCGCTTGAGAATCATCTTCGCGGCATCTTCCGGCGCCGTGCGAATGAACGTGAGTTCGTGACGCACGAGCATCCGTCCGCCCTGTAGCGACTGGCAGAAGCCAAGCCACGCGCGAGTCGCGTAGCTCCAGTGCAGGCACGCGCCCCAGGTTGTCACTTGGGCAACAGGGACCAGAGCGACGCGAGCGAGAGCAAGAGCACGGCCCACGCGAGCAGATTCTTGTAGGACTGCACAAGCTCCGCAACCGCGAAGCAACCGGCCGCGATGGTGAACAGCAACGGAATGGTGAGCATCAGCGTGTCTCCACGATATGCGTTTCACTGGTGAACGCCGAGAAGAACTGACCAGCCGTCACGGTCCAATCGCCGTAGCGGAGCTGCTTATAGCGTGCCGCTGTCAGTCCGCCGAGCGTGCGCGCGGCGTAGTCCTCCGAGAGATACGGATTGTCGTCCAGCGTCGCGTGGATGAACCCGTGCATGTCCCGATTATACGCAGGGAACTCATCCGGGTCGGGATCGCGCTTGATGTAGTGGTCGATGAGCGTCAGCATCCCGCGTCCACCGGGATTCGCCAAGATGAGCGTCCGTCCGTCTCGAGGTGCGCCGTTGCGTTGCGCGAGAAACGAGCCGCGGTCACGCGCGGGAATCTCCGTCAGCGCATTCGGCAGAAAGGAATTGCCTTCTTCGATTACGATGTCGTCCCACTCGGCGCCGAGATGCTGCGCCACGTCCGCGGCATCCTTGCAGTAGCCCATCGAGATGAGCGAGCCGTTCTCGAACTTCATCTTCGGAGAATTGCCGCCGACGAACTTCGCGCCGTCGAGCATCGCCTGCTCGATCTCCATGTATTTCAGATGGTTCTTTTCGAGTTCGGGATACGTGCAGCGCAAGAGCAGCGACTGATTGCCAGGCACGCGGAGCGACTTCTTGTAAAGCTCCCATCGTGCGCCGAATGACTTGCACGCGCCAGCCGCGCCAGCCACGAGCAACCGCTTGAACGTCGTTCCGCTCATGTCGATTTGGAGCGGCAGTGGCAGATACGCGAATGGTGTTTGTCCTTCGTGCCGCGCGAAGTCTGGTTTCTGAATCGCGCCGGCGATCTGGCGCTCCGCACACGCGGCGGTTTCACAAATCCACTGCGCGTCGAAGATGAACACGAAGCGACCGCCGCACCATCGGCACTTCGCCACGCCATGAATGACGCGAGACGCGGATCGCAACTGCTCAAAGATGGGGCCAGTGTCGAGCGGTGGAAGTTCGACGCGCGGCGTCTCAGCCGGCGGTTCGATCTTTTTGCGAGGCACGGATGGCGTGGACCTTGCGCCCGTAAGTGACAGTGGACGCTACCGATAATTGCTTGACCTGCGCTTCTAATTTTTTCAAGCGCGTTATGTGATCAGCGGCGACGCGAATCAACAGAGACACACGTTTCCGAAGTGTCTCCTCTGGAGTGATGCGCTTTCGCTGCGCCATCAGAACTCAGAATCCTCGTAAGCCGAGTCGAGCCACAGTTTTTTACCGATCGCCGCGACGACGAAGAACACGACGAACCAGACCATCACCAATACGAGCGCGCATGTCAATGCCGCGATCATGTCGTGACTCCCTGTTGCTCCCGCCAGAGCCGATAGTGCAGCGCGTCGGACTTGGCCTCGTTGAGCGATTTGTGCGTGCGCGCCGAGACGAAATGGTCGATCCCGCGGTCGATGAGGAAGATGACCCGCTGCTTGAGCAGGTCAGTCATCTTGACGGTTTCGGCCGAGGCCATCGGTGCCGCGGAGTATGCGCTTCATGCTTGCTTTTCGTCAAGGGCAGGCAGAGAATAACGGCCGCGTTCACGACGGTGAGCGTAGCGACCTGCGGGGGCGTGCCTCTCGGACTCGGATACGAGAGCGTGCGTCCCCGCGCATCCCGAGAGGTTCACAGATGACTCCGCATCAGGTATTCCGTCAGGCACTCATCAGGGCACTCCGCGAACTCCAGAAGTCAGAACCGACCGACGCAGACATCGCCAACGTGATGATGGTCAGCGCGCAATTTATCGCGTCACTTGGCGTCGCGTTCGTGCCGAAGGAAAACGAGGATGAGTTCCGTTACGCCTTCAACGAATCGCTCGGTGAGTGTTTGCAAAAACTCCGTCGGCATCCGGCACTCGCCTTGACGACGGTGAACTGACGTGCCACGGCCGACACTTTTCGACCATCCGAAGTTTCACCGACTCGTTCACATCCTCGCGTTACCAGAACCCTACGTCCTCGGGCACCTGGAATATCTCTGGCGCGTCGGCTACGCATCGGGCAATCCGTTCATTGGAGATTCGCTCGACGTCGAGATCGCGGCGAAGTGGAAAGGCGAGCGCGGAGCACTCACGCGCGCACTCATGGAAGTGCGATTGTTGGACGAAGTATCCGAGAACCAATTCCGCATTCATGACCTGCACGACAACGCTCCCGACTACGTTCGATCACGCGCTCGACAAGAAGCTCACCGTAAACGTCTAAAGCTAGCATCGCTAGAACATAAGCAAG